CTATAGTCGCAAAATCCAAACGTATAAATTTTTGCAGTGGTTTTATAAAACGAAATGTATAAATTTTTGAGCCTCATTTGGGGCTTTTTTTATGCTCAAAAAATCTTTGTTTTTTCTACTAAAAACAGCCTTTTAAGGTTGCAAAAACTTGTTTCTTAGCTGCTTTTTGCTTATCTTTAATGTAAATAATGAGGCTAAAACTCCTGTTTTGGATTACTCAAAAACAAAAAATATCGGCTGATTTGCCGATATTTTAAATTATCGGCTTAAATGCCGATTAAACACAATTTAAAAGCCGTTTAAAAGATCTTCATGATCATATACTCCACGCTGTAAGGCCCCATGTTATTATGTGGCTGATCATTACCCAGATAGTTTGTATAAACAGTGCTTTGCCTGTTATCTCCATTTTGCCTACCATGAGGAAACCCGTTTAAATTATTATCTAGGGCGTTATCTCCATCAGTAGTAAATTGAAACCTGTGTTTAGGCATCTCAGGTATAGTCAATTTATGAACTCTTTCACCTCCAGTAGCTCCAGCATCAAAGTTAACCTGCTCACCAGTTACAGGATCATTGTAAGTACCCTGGCCAACAATCGAACGGCCAGCCATATTAGTAGTGCCGTTGTTGCCGTTTCTTAAAGCCCAGCCATAATAACGGGGAGTGATACCTAAACCACTACCATCAAAGTTTTGCAGGAAAGTTCCATCCAGATCTACAATAGTCCTGGTTTCTCCTTTAAAGGCAGCTCCTGCAACAATATCCTCTATAAAGGTTTTGATAGTTCTGAGAGTTGGCCCTACAACTATTTGAGTTGCATTTGATTTATTGCCAATAACTGCCTTAGCCTCTCTATACATGTTCTTTGTGCTACCATCAAAGAACTCTGCAGGAGTATTAGATACATAAGCTCCCTTTAAAAAAGCTTTTGTACTATCATTGGCAATGTTCGCCTCTCCCTCAAACCTGAGGATCTCTCCATCAACATAAACGAGGCCAGCGGCAATACTTACAGTGCCATTGCCATGATCAGTCACCTGGCACCCCTTCAATACCAAGTCACAAGCCAAAGCACTTAAAAGGCCATTACTGGCTGTAACAAATTCCTCCTGGAGGTTCAATACTGTATCTATAACACGTGGATAACCTCCCTGTAATCTCAATAACTCTTTCATACTTAATAAAGCTCTATTTTAAATCTTCTTCCAGCCATCACATATTTAGCAACGTAGCTGGTAATATTTTGAACTGAGAGCGCCAAAACACTTGGCACCCTAACAATAAAATCATAATCCCTATCCAACTCATTTAAGAGAAAATCATATTCTACTGGCTCATGATCCTCCTCCAGAAGAAAATCAAATTCTGGCAACCTCGGCTCTATAGTCTGATACACATAAGCTGAGTTTACATAATCTAAAGGATGCACCAGGTAGATACCAGGATTGTTAAACTTATCCTGTAAAGCCCTGGTTAATCTGTTTACTGATGATGTGATTGTGATCTCCCTTAATTGCTCCTGTCTAAAGGCTAAAAACTGAGAGTGAATTTCAACAACAGGCTTTGCCAGGAGACTTAACCAGGCGAACATTTTAGGCTTCCTGGTTACGGGATTTAAAAGCTGCTTAATGATATTCTCAGTGTTAAAACTGTAATTCATATCAGGTTAAATAAGTAATTGTTGCTGATAATGGCTGAGCAGGATCAATTTCAAAGTATCCTGATTTTGCCTGGACTTTAGAGGTTACTTGCTTAAAATCCTCTCCATCTGATTTACATGCTATTTCCAATACTTCAACCTGTTCATTTGTGATACCAGGAACGGCCTGGATAGCATCAACCAACCTATTTACATAAAATACTCCATCAAAGATTATCTGAGTGTACAGGTAGTTTAAAACAGCTGCCTCAACATTTGCCCGGACAACATCTAAATCAGCTGCAGCATTGTAATAAACAGATAAACGGATCTTAAGAAGATCAGCAGGTAAACTCTGAACTATAACACTGGTGCCAGCTGGCCGTATTTCCTCAGCGTAATCCTGTAAGCCGTTAACCTGGTTAACAGGCAATTGTACTGGGCGGCCATTTTCCAGCCCTGCAGCTTTAATCAGTACTAAACCCCTGGCATCAGTGACTGATACAACCTTTACAACCTTTTTAGCTTCATCAATAGCAGCATACTGAAAAACGTTGTTTAGAAACTGCAGGAGATCTCCATGCTGATACTCTTTAATTTTATCAGCCCACCAGGATAAATGCCCGTATTGCTTACGGTCGGCAATGGCTGTTATATCAGTTTTGAAAACATCAAAGATTGTTTCCAGGAGATGATGTAAAACAGCACTCACAAAGGCCCATTTTTTATAAATAGCCGTTGCGCTAGGACTATTGAGAGCGCTCAGATCTGGATCAGCTGCAATCTCAGTTAAATAAGAATTGTAAATTTCATTTATAGTACGTGCCATGTTATCTGTCTGCTTTAATGATTATTTCCTCCAGAGAGTTAATTTGTATTTCAGGGTTTTCATACCCATCTAGCTGCAGCTGTATTTTAATTGCTTGTTTGAGATCATCAATCTCACGAGGCCCAACTGGCCCATTTATATAATTAAGCAATCCAACTCCAGTTAATGGAGACTGCCTCCAGGATCCTTTACTCGTTAACAGGATCAGGCTTTGATGCTGATCATCTGAAAAGTCAATTTTAAAATCTCCATCCTGGATCAGGAGATCATAGTTGTCATCCAGGATAATATCTTTTGCCTTTGCCATTAGTGAGATACATTTTTATTTTCCAGATCGTCCTGTTTTGTCTTTTCCAATTTTGCCAGGGTAACTACTGGAGCTGCAGTGGATCCTCCTCCAGCTTGCACTCCTGTATGAGTATGGCTTTTAAATTTTTCTACCAGATCATTTACCTTATCCTCTATTGTATTGATCTGCTTAACCAATGGCCCGATTTTAGGAAGGCCGCCAAAGCCTGAGCCTCCCAGGAGCAGCTGAGTAAAAGCCAGCTCAATTACTCCAGTATTGTTAAGTTTTATTTTGATCGCTGGCCCAACTGTTAGAGAAACACTTTCAATCTCTGTACAATCCAGAACCCTCAAATTGCTAGGATCATCATCAATCATGCAGATAGATACAAAGCTTTTTACTTTGGGGTAGATAAGGCAACCCAGCTCAGAGCCGGATCCTGTAACTGCTTTCAACTTTACATCCTCCAGCTCCAGGCCAGATCCGTCAGTTAACTGCACTTTACATGTACTATCCTTTTTACTTACTGAAAGCACTTTTGCATTTTCGATAACTGAAAGAGATTTAGGATCTGCAGAAAGCTGTTTAATAAGGTTTTTAATACTCATGCAATCCTCCTTTCTGGGCTTATAGTTCGACGGTAGCCATCCATATTAAAAGTGGTAATTACCTCCTCAACCTGGTAAGATCCTTTACGCTCCAAATATTCGGGATCATCTAAAACAGCTGTATCTCCTGGCTTAATAACTGGGAGGCCGAAAGTTTTAAAAGAGCCTTTGTATCCATCGTACTTTAAGCGCTCCAGCTCTTGTTTGATAACTTTCTCCAGGTCTGATTTTTCAAGCTCTACGTAATGGAGTGTTCTCAGATCTCCTCCTTTATCTCCAACCAGAGCCTCAACTACTTTCCCATTTCTAAACTTTGAAACTCCTTTAATTCGGATCCTTAAATCATCCTGCCTGGAGTACTCCAGTTGGGGATCAATGATGTTTCTCTGAAAGTTGTAATAGATCCTTTTTCCAGCTTGCTGAGATCCTGCAAAATCAACGATCAAAACACCGGAACGGAAGTAAGCCCGTAACCCGTACTTTTTAAGCTCCTCCAAAACTTTGGCACCGCTCCACTCTTTTACAACCAGGCCGCCAATGGTTAAATCAACTACTTTGGATTTACCTTTCCAGATATGGCTGATTACGTCTTTAACCTTTACCCTTCCAAAGCTCTTAGTAAACGTTTGCTGTTTAAGCTGCCACATCTCATCCTCACACTCAATAGTGAAAGGAATCTCAGCATTAACCCTAGCTACGTATCCAGTAAACTCCTCTACCAGTTTAAAATCATAACCTAACCTCACAGTTACCTTAGCACCTCTTTTGATTACCTGGTTAATATCTCCATTTAAGATTTTGAGTTTCCTGGGTAATTTGATAATGCAGGTATCAGTAAAGGTTTTATTGCTGCTCTTTACCTCAACCTCATTCACTTTGAAAAAGTCGAGAGCTTTTTTCCCTGGAGCGTTTTCTATTATTATATGACAGCAGTTGACAAACATTACACAATCATTGATTCAATTAATGGAATATATCCCTGGGCTATCACATTGTGTCCAGATTGAGTAGGATGGAATTTATCTGGATCAATAAGAGCATCTCCACCATTAGCCAGCATATATGATTTCATATTCACACAATTTCCAGCTGGGATGCCTTGATCCTGGCATGCTTCAAGAGTTGCTTGTATATAAGTATCCTTTACCGCCTGAGAAACCACAGTATCATGATAACCTAGATTTACAACTATTTTCTCCACTGGCCAGCCTTTAGATTTTGCATTTGACAAAATGGTAATCATGTTTGCCTTTACAGTTGCCGTTGGAACTCCTTGAGCTGCATCATTAGTATTTAATGCAAACAAAAGTCCTATATCTCCAACAGCATAAGCTGGAATTTGAGCAAGTCCTGAAACATTTACCCAATCAGATGTTTTTGTGCCACTCGCACCTCTGTTTATTTCTGTTAAAAGAAGATTGCCAGCAATTTGACTAGTATATCGAGTAGATTGGAATTGCGAATTAGCACCGTAAACAATACTATCACCGCAGAAATAAAACCTCCTTTCAATCCCCCTCATCATATCTAAGCAATACTCCTCAACAAGCGTTTTAATTATGGCATTTTCTGCATCTGTTAAAAAGTCAGCCATAAACAACATTGACCAATACCCTGAGCGTTGAAAGGTCGCTTGATTTGAAGAAAAATTAAGACCTCCAAAATATATATCCATAGGAGTATTCGCATTACCTGGAACGCCCTGTTTTTTCTTTACCCCTTTGACAAAAATGGAGTAATAAGTATTGTCAGGAGATATATTTAAGGTAGTTAAACCCTCAACTGTGGCTAGTCCATCGGATGTTCCATTAATATTTCCTCCCTTAACCAGGTAATTTGCTAAGCCAAGACCAAATCCATTATTTCCATCATACCAACCAGCAGAATAATCCCCTGCATCAGAGCCAATATCTATTTTGTACATTCCTAATGTGACCCCATTCAAATCGGATAATTTGAAATTTGAGTTGAGTTTAGTTCCAGCTGGTATAAATAGCCCCTTTGAGCTAAACGTAGGATTTGAGCCAAAAGCGACTGATAGATCCTTTACTCCTGGATTAATAGCATTTAGCATATTAGCAGCGGAAGTAGCTCCATTAAACAGCCATAGGCCCTTAATCTTGTTGAACAATACTTGCTCCTTACTTTTATAAAAAAACCGCCTGGACGCATTCTTAATTCTTTTACCGAGTATGCTTTTTTCAGTATAGGCTGTATTGTCTTGAATGTTTGCAGCAGTCAAGTATACATCAGCTCCAGCATCCGAGTATTGTGTTGCATCGACAGCGGAAACCGTAAACTCAGGACTTTCAGCAACTGGGCTTTCATTTCTTCCAGGAGCTGCCTTAACCTTAAATTTCCAATAACCATTAGCTCTTGCAACATTGCCCACTAGAATTTCTCCTGAATAGGGTTGAAAAGCTCCATTATTCTCACTTACTACGATTTCAGAATCACCCAAAGTATGGCTTGCGCTTAGCTTATTTAAGGAATCATCTCCGGTTACTAATGGAGCTAAAGGGTTACTTTTAGCCGTAAATGCCGGACTTGCAACAACAGCACTTTCGTTTCTACCAGCTGCAGATTTTATCTTAAATTTCCAATAACCTTGAGGCCAAATGACATCTCCAACTATAATTTGGCCAGAGTATGCAGTGAACGGCCCATCATTTACACTTACAACAATCTCAGCGGAGCCTAAAGCATGAGATGCACTGAGCGTGTCTGCCTCATCATCATAGGCAATTGTTGGGGCTACTGGAGTAATATTTTGAGCAATATTAAATGATGCAGAATTATATAAAATTGCACCAGCTGGTCGAGAGCCAGATGCTTTAACTCGCACTTTTAACCCATTTTGTGGGACAACTCTATTTCCAACTGTAATAGTGGCTGTTCCATCTCCATTATCCATTTCCACTGTGCAGTCAGCCCAGGGATCGTCAACAATTTGATATTCGTAGTCAAGAATAGTAAATGCCATTTCTTTAAATGTTAAAAGTGAAAGTATCGTTGGTATCATCTTGCCCTACAGCGGTTGGAGCTGCAGGTTGATTTATATTTGTATTGAAAGTGAAAGTGAATGTATCGGCATCATCGTTAGTTACTGGATTAGTAGGAGCCTGAGGTTGAGGTTCTTGATTAAGTCTGGATAACAGATATATTATTGCATCTCTGGCTGTGTCCAAAGCAGGATGATCAACACCGGCCTCATTTGCTGCAATTGGCTCAAACCCTCCAGCAATCTCCTTTGCAGCTCCAACTGCTTTATCTGCTTGAAACCACTTTTTTTCTAATAGACAATAAGACAACCAGCCATCTGGTATCCTGGAGGTTGCTGATGTAATTGCCGTAACAAATGCAGCTTTATCTGCAAAACGCATATCTACATCAGGATAATCGGCAAACTGCCTGATAACCTGATTGGCTGAGGGTAGTACTACGTTTGCCATTATATCGTTGCTTTATAATTTACAGCCGAAGGAAACGGCTCAACTGGTATATAATCGAAAGCTTTGTATGCAATAGCGTTGTAGTTGTTTGCTCCAGCTACATCAACAGTTGCCCCCCTTTTTACAAAGTTTCCAGTGATGTTTTTATTTGAATCCTCCACATACAATACCTGGGAAAGATCTCTCAAAGTATTTGGGTAAATTATACTTACACGTTGCGCTCCTGCTGGTATTGCAATATCAATCACAGTACCTGGCTGAGGATTATCCTTTGTTATTGGCAGCGCCCTTACTTGTACAGAGTTATCAGCAAGCACGAAACCAACAAAAGCCTTTCTAAATCCTGAGTAGGTAATTGTGTTGGAGTTCACATTACCTGCAGCAATATGGCCTGCAGGATAAGGCGCTCCCAGTGAATCATTTTTTACATCTCCCTCTGCATAAGAAACATTGCCCTGGTAACTAATAGCGTTTTCAGTAATCTGGATAGAATCAGCTGCAACGTTAGAAGCTGCAAGCTCAACTCCATTCTTTTTAATTGAAAAACCAGTAGCCGCTCCAGCATCATTTCTGTTAAATGCCAGGAATAAATTAAGGTTGCTAATGTTAGTACCAACCTCATAGGATCCAGGAGCCGGATTGCCGGAAATATTGGCTGATCCTCCTGTATAATTTGGAGGAGTTGCCTTTCTCGCTTGCATCTTTAAATAATCATCAATTCGATCTCCTGGATTAACTACATAGCCATTAGGAATACCAGTAGTGTTATTTGGAAAGTTCACTGTAAAACCTTCCAGGAAAACAGGATCTGAGCCAACCCCTGGAGGCCCCTGCTCTCCTGGATCCCCTTTAACACCCTGGATCCCCTGGGGGCCTTGCGCTCCCTGATCACCTTTATCTCCTTTTGCTCCCTGGATCCCTGGAGGCCCTTGTGGCCCCTGATCACCTTTAACCCCTGGATCTCCCTTATCACCTTTATCACCTTTATCTCCCTTTTGTCCTGGCTGGCCTTGCTGCCCTGGTACTCCTGCAGGGCCTTGTGGCCCTTGTCCTATTTCAGAGATTTTTAAAGTGATAAAAGCATAGAGTTTGCTTAAGATCAGCGCCCAGGAGAAAGAGGATGTTTTGCCATCCTGGGAGCCAGGAAATAAAGCACTCTCTTTAATATCATTGGCCGGATCTAACTCCGATATTTTTTTTCCGTCAAATTCCATTTTTTACAATTCAATAGGATTGCCATTCTCCTGGTTAATTGGATCTCCATTCTCCTGGAGTAAAATATCAGGCTGAGAAACTTCGCCTCCAGTAACTACTCGGATCCCTCTCATGACAAAAAGCCCGACCACATCAGCATTTGCCGTTTCGGGTAACTCATCTTGAATGTTTACCACCTGGCCAGCAAAACCCACATGATCCAGCTCTCTGTTATTATCCAAGCAGAACCGAGCAAAGGCATCTAAACTGCCTAACTCCTGGATACAAGCATCCATCATATTTTGCCTATCCTCTAAAATCAGCTGTTTCATATCTCACGGATTTTTAACTCATAAGGCCGATCACTCACACACTCCAGTACAAAGGCTTGTACATTCGGGAAACCCTCAACAGCTGGAAAATCTAAGTTTTCAACAACCATCTCATCAACATCCAGGAGATTTAGAAAGGGATTAACAACCTGTAAGCTGGTGTTTACCTTAAACATTTGCATCAGATTGTTAATCTCTTTTTCTGGTGTATAATCTTCGTCCGGGTTGACTATCACTGAGCGGATCGTAATCCTGTAATCATCAATCCCAATGTATTCCTTAACCGTTCCCTCATTCCCGTTAACTGGGGTTTTCTTAATGATCTTTGGCAGATTTACCTCTATAAGGGTTGCATCAGGAAACTGGTAGCCAGGAAAGTTGATCAGCTTTTTATTATTGTTCCTATCCAGGATTGTGTAATTGATAGGCTTAACATAAACCTGATCAATTACTGGAGTACCCAGTAAGCTTAAAGCCTGGTTACTGTCTTTTACATCAATAGTGGGAATAGATCCGTACTTAACCTTTGTGGTATCAGGCACACCAGTACGAGGGAAATAAATGCCAACTCCAGTTAAGCCAAAAACATCTCTTAGAATATCATTAACATTTAAAATTGGCATCTTATTGATTTGACTTTATTAAACCCCTTCGGGATAGCCATAGCAGCTGCTCCCACTTGTCATAAAAAACATCATCAGTTAATTGCTCAGGAAAAGGGATATGCAGAAAAAAAGAGATTAAAGCATTCATTTTCCTGAGCGTGTCTCGGCCCTCTGTATCATCAACAGAGCTTACTGGGCCTATAAGTTTCCCAGCTCAACAGTGGGCAACTCGTTAAGCTGATTAGCCATCACGCATGCAGCTACATACATGTTATCATCAGCCTCAATGCGTGGATCCACGAACAATTTGCAGTTTTGAAAAACAACAGCTCCAGCCTCAACAATTTTCTTAGCACTCGCATTTGATAGAGCCAGGGCTAATACATTGCGATCACGCAAAGGCTTTAAGATGGCAATAGCTTTTGAGCCATCTGGAGCAGCTACAGCGATAGTGTTAAGCTTATCAGCCTGATGCTCCTTTTTCCAGGCTTCGATCATCTCCAGGGTAACTCCCTCAGGTAAAACTGCAACAGCTGCAGTAATTTTTTCTTTTCCCATTTTTATGGCGTTTTAAGAGTGTTTAAAAAGTGATTAAATGCGTTTAAATGCGTTTTAGATAAGGTTTAGATTTTAAAAGCTATTTGATAATATCTCCAATGATCAGAGGGATCTCCATCTCAATACTGGTATCTCCACTGTTTGCCTCAAAGGGATCCTCCAGAAACTCACATGCTTTAAGCTTATGAGTTGTGATCAAAACACCATCATCAGAGAAAGCAACCGTTATATCAAAAGGAGCAATATCAGTGAGATCCTTACCACGTGGGAGCATGGCAATAATTGCCTGTACTTCCTTTTGCTCCAGCTTAATGGATCCATCAAACTCCTTTTTACCTCGGCCCCTGGAAACTGGCTTTGAGCCTTTCCCGTAGTTGTTGGTTTTAGTGCGCTTTGTGTTGTATTTGATGGATGTAACTCCGTTGGGAGTGTTACCCAGGAGGCTGATGCTGATCATCTCCCAGGCAAAAGATTTTCCGTTTATTAATGCCATGATTACTGATTAAAAGGGTTTGTAAATCCTAAAGAAGCAACCAGGGTACGGCCAGTGCCATAAGGAACGAGATCCAGCCTAACCTCAACCTGGGAGGTTGCCAGTACATCCTGTTTCTCATCACAATAAGCATCTCCCCCTGAGATCTCTTTATCTCGTTTCATTTGCTCCAGTACTCCCTCAGCATCTCCCTCCAGGGCTTTGGCTGTTTCAGGAGCCATCCAGCCAGTCTCCTCATCAACTAATAGAGGGCCGGAAACCTGAGGCAGTAAAACAGTACGTGTAGCACGTATTGCCTTATCCATCGTGCGGTTATTCTCAATGAAAGCGTAATCATCTGTTTTCGCCACACATGTATGAGAATCGTTGAAGTACTTACCACTGATGCCAGCAATATCTCTCAGGAAAATATACCCCTTTGTATTAAGCGCATCCATATCAGATTTAGCCAGGGTACTGATGGCTGATCCGTTGGTAATTCCAGCCTGTACAAATTTGCCCAGGTTAATATCAGCTACATTGAATTTTGCAACCCAGCCAATATTTTCATTAACCTTTGCTTTGGAGATAGCTCCCAGGATAGTACCAATTGCAGAGCCTTTAGTATTAGCCGCAACTTTATGATCACGACCAATGAAAACCGAAACCTTAGGGCTGGTTAATCCTCTCAGATCCTTAGCCGCTGCAGTAGTTCCATTAAACTCCCGGCCATCAATCACAACTGCACTCAAAGGCGTGTTAATTGAATCCTGGTAATCACATAAAAGCTGAGCTTTTGCAATAGCAGCTACAACAGCACTATCCAGACCCTCAGCCAAAACAGGAGCATAACCTGCAGCCGGATTAAAAGCAACTCCCAGCTGTCTTACTCGGCCTCCAGCCTCAGCCAGTAAATGTTTCACTCCATTGGCAGTATCTGGATCAACCAGGGCTGCATAAGTTGTAGCCTGGGCCATAATCTTGATCCATAGCTCTCCATCAGGATTAACCCTGAAATATTCACTTATATGGTAATACACCTGAACACCTGCAGCAGCATCATAAGCGGCATCAATTCCCAGGGCTTTTGCATCGTTCTCACTAAAGAGCTGCTTTGCATCTCCCAGAGCAATTTTTCCGGCAACAGCTACTCCCATTGTGATCAGGGCGCTTACCATATCCTCAGTGGGATTACGGCGGCCTAAACCTCCGTTACGTTTTTTTATAACTACATCATTCATAGCTACTTTTTTAATAGGTTAAAAACTACGGATGCAACCAGGAGAGCCAGAAGCGCTCCCATTGCAGCCCAATTCCATGCAGGAGTGACAAAAACGACCTCTGTTTTTTTCAGTATCTCGGACGTTAATTTGCTTACCTGGGCAATCAGTGCCTTTACTGTTTGATCCTTACTCTCACAGGATGCCTGCAAGTTTCCGTATTGATCAACCCAGTACTTTAGCTCTGCTTTAGTTTGTGGATCCGTTACGGTTACAGGTTTTGCAGCCTCAGGTTTTCCAGATGCCTGAGCAGATTTCCAGGCTTTAAAAAGACTATCCACATTAACTCCAGATTGAACCTTTGCGCCCTTTACTGGTACATCAACTGTTACGTAGTTGATCGTGGTGCTGTCTTTGATCGTGTGCGTAGTGCGAGGTTTTACAACCTGGCAGCCTCCAAAAATGAAAGCCGTAAACACTGCCAATACCAGCACTTTTTCTCCTGGGCTTTCGATCTTCGTCTCAGGAGGCAAAAGCTGCAGTACAAAATCTAAAGCGGCACCAGCCAGAAGAAACCAAAATGCCAGTTTTGGATCTCCTGTGATGTAAGTAGATACAGCAACTGTACCTATAAAGCCTTTTAAGGCCAGGCAAAACCTCTTTACGCTCTTAGAGCTTTCTTTCCAGTAATTACTCAGCATGATCAACCAGATTTAAAGCGGTTAAAAACTTATCGGCATAGCCAGCTATCAGGATAGCTTTATCAGTGCCGTTGATAATTCTCCGAGCTGCAACAAAATCACACTCATCAGTAGTGATGTAAGTGGCCAAATTGCGGCCAGTAAACAGCCCGTAAACCATCCCCTTAACTAAAATTTTAGCGGCAACATCTAACTGGAGAGCCAGATCAGGTTTTTGATATAGAGGGAGCTTTAACACATCGCCCAGGGTTCTGTAATTGCCTGGATGAGTGATTTGCACTAAGCCTCTGCCATAGTATGAATTACCATTTATCTCAGGCAGGGCATAGTTTTTCTTAATCTTTCCCTTTTTAAAAAGCCTGGTTACTGCAGCAATAGCCTCCTGGTTAGTAAGGGCAAAACCCTCTCTAACTGGCTCCATGCAACCTCCAGTTTCGTGGAAAGCAGTTGCAAGCATGTAAGCTAAAAAGCGCTTATCCTTACAGCCCTCTGCGTTGAAAGCGTCAATGATCGCATTAATGCCAGCCACCTCTGTTTGCATGAGCTTCCCTCCGAAAAGGGAAACTCTGATGCTGTCAAAAAACTTTTTCATCTGTAGGTTATTCGGCTGTCAATTCCTTTTCCCTAGCCTCTACAGCGGCTAGTACTGTTTTGCGGCTTTCACCTTCAGGGAGGAGCGCAACAATTTCCTCTACAGTGTTTGCCTCCGAAATCATCTTGATTAAATCAAGTGCTGGGATCGGCTTTACTGCAGCCCCTTCCTCATCACGCTCAAAAACTTCAATCTCCTTGTTTACTAAAGTCCTTGCGTGGTTAACTGCATCATTTTTGGAGGCGAAACACTCCAGATCATCAGTCACGTGAACGGCTTTTAAATCCTTGTTAAATTCGAGACACTTTTTAGCGGCCTCGGCTTTTTTATTCTTATCCACTGGGTAAAATTTTAAGGTGAGAAATAATGGCTAGCCTGGAGGTATCCAGGCTCAGACCAGTTTTATTATCCTATGATTGCTCCTATAGCTTTATTTCTGATAGGAAGGGCAACAAATCGTTTTTGGAAACCGATAATATCACCACGAGCCTCAGGATCTTTAAGACGGCTAAACATATCGTATTCGCCATCAGCTCTCATCACCTCAAACTCTGAATAGAATAAAGATGAGGGAACATCATCTCCAGCAGCTGCAGCTCCAAAAGCCTTTTTAGCTTTGGTAGTGCCGTTATAAGTTGGAGTTACTGAGGTTTCGTACACATCGAACCCGTAAAGATTTTTGGAGCCTTTAGATCCAAAAACATCCTTAAACAAGTCCTTATCCTCTTTCTTGATAGCTGCTTTATGCTTAGCACATAAAACCAGGATCCGACCCTCTTTAGGAATATTCAACTCATCAAACTTTGCCTCAGCATCAATGATCGTATCAATAATGCTGGCTCCTTTATCAAGAACAGGAGTATAAGTTGAATTTGATTGAGGGCCATAAGCATGAGCCGCCTTTTGGACGTTTTTAGCAAACAATGCCATACGGTGCTGCCTAATAACACTCTCTAGCTTTTTATAAGCCAATTGGATTGCAGTGGCATTTCTTACTACAGTGTTCTTTGTATCAAAGTAATCCAAAGGGATCTCTAAGTTACCATCAGCTCTCTCCTCGATTTGGATAGGGTAAGTTGTATTGTTTACTAAAACCTCAGGATCAACACCACAATCAGCCAGGTTAATTTTATTTGCCTCAACAAACTCGCTCATATCCTGGGATCGGCTCAACCAGGTTGCATCAGGATAAAAACCCTCCATAAGCTTATCCAGCCAGATCTCTTTTAATAGACCTTGATAAACGCTGCCAAACTCCATTAAAGGTTTGCGTGTGTAAAAGGTCTTGATTAGTGCAAGCACTAACATAACAGCATTTGCTGTGATCGCTCCGGCAATTGGTGAAAAACCAATAAGGAACGCTAAGGATGCACCTATTAAAGTATTGATTAACAGCGCAACTACATTGTGAACTAACTCTCTTTTCATTTTTCTAAACTCAGTTTGTGTACTTTTTTTGAATTGTTATTGTGGGTATTCCTGCACGTTTAAAGAGCAATACGGCCCTTACTTCTCACAGAATTTTGCTTATCAGATAGCAGCTTTTGGAATTTTTGAGGCTCAGATAATTGCATTTTTTCAAGGGCTGCAGAATCCTTACTTGCATAATCATCAAACGTCCAGTTAGCACGTGGATCAGTTCCCTCTCCAGCTCCTGATCCTCCGTTTCCACTATTGCCAGTGTTCAGGTTATTGTTGATATTCAACTCTACAGCTGGGATAGAAGAAAGAGTTTTTTCTGCTAGATCATAGTTAGTCTTAGCCATACTCAGCCAAACCTCTTTATCTCCAGCAGTGATCTTTTTAGCAGCAATAGCATCATCAACTAACTTTGTAGCCCGACCATCTGATAGAGTTGTTAGCTGATTTTTTAAATCCTGGATCTTAGAAGTTGCATTAGTTGCGATTTCCTCAAATTTCTCCTCACTATCTGACAGCGATAGCGTTACACCTAAATGCACAGCTAGTGCAATTAGCGCCTTTTTGGTTTTTTCGTTCATTGTTTGCTCTTTATTTCCCTCAGTTATTGGGTTCTCGGTAGGTTTTAAGGATAGAAGGTATTGTTTAGCCTGATCCTCATTAAGCTGTACACCTTTTTGATCGTACAGCACAACAGCATTTTTATTAGCAGGTAAAGGTGTAATGGAGATCTCCTTTAGAATACACTCTGTAATAACATCTCCATCCCAGGCAAGTGGAGTAATACCAATACTGGCACCTTTAATCAATCCATCCTCAACCTTTCCAGCTATCAGCATTGCCTCAGGATCATTCTCATCAAAGGCAGGTATTGAGGTGTATATTGTACCGCTCAGAGTAAGATCCTCCCACAGTGCAATTACTTTATCATAGTTGTGATTTAGGAGGCAAACAGGGTTTTTCAAAAACTCCTCGATCTTGATACCTGATGACTGTACAGAAAATCCGTAAGCGTTTTTACTCTCCTCTGAAACGATAAATTTTTTAGTGCTTTTCTTTAGTGCCATAGCCTGGTTACTGCGTTGTATGGCTCAAAAATGAGGTGGATTTTGAGGCAAAAAAAACGCCTTTTGGAACCATTAACGGCATTTAGAACATCATTCCATAAATCTCGTGGTTCATTGAAAAGTGAATTTATTTAGCGCCTTTTTTACTGGCAGTTTTGCAGTGTAACGCACTGTAAGTATGAAAAAAGGAGTTAAAAAATCTGATGGGTTAACCAGGGATAAGAAAAGGGAGATGGCCCTGGATCTGTACCTCAATACAGACAAATCACAAAAGGAGATTTGTGAGATTGTTGGCTGGACTGAGAAAACTTTTTCTGACAATAAAGAGAAAGGAAACTGGGAGGCCATGAAAGGAGCTGCAACCTTAACAGCTCAAAAAATCATAATGAAGCTTTACAAAAAGCTGGATGAGTTGACTGAGGGAGATGCTATTAATGCTGATGCTTTGGCTAAGACTGCCAAAGTGATTGAAATGCTCAGCAATAAGCGTACAACCCTTAGCCATATCATAAACACCTTTAAGGAGTTTACAACATTCCTCTTTGCAAAGGATGCTGAACTGGCTAAAAAGGTTAATAAGTTTCAGCAGGAGTTTATTAATGAAAAGGTAAGCAATGGCTAGTATAGTTGACAAAAGAGCCATTGAAGCCTGGAAACAGTTTTGTGACCAGGTGCAAGCCAGTACAGCAGTAAACTTTAATGAGAGTAGATCAGATCAGGATGCCAGGATATTCCTGGCCAAAAAGGATTATAACTTTTTCGTAAAAACGTATTTCCCAATTTATGCGGATGCTGATTGTGCTGATTTTCACATAAAGCTGGCAAACAAAATCGTAAAAGAGAAAAGAGATCCTGAGGATCCTAATCTAATTGCCGTTGCTGAGTGGCCCAGGGAACACGCTAAATCTGTTCATTGTGATGTGCTTATACCAATGTGGATGCTTGCTAATGAAGTATTAAACGGCATGATCCTAATGGGCAAAAATGAGGAGGATGCTTGTAACCTTCTAAGTGATATTCAAGCCCAGCTCCAGCACAATGAGTTATTTATTCATGACTTTGGCGCACAATTTCAATTTGGATCCTGGGAGGAAGGAGATTTTACAACCAAAGGAGGGATAAGATTTATGGCCATTGGCCGGGATCAATCTCCTCGTGGAGCTAGAAAGGGAGAAAAGCGCCCTAACTACGCCGTTGTTGATGACGTTGATGATGATGAGATTGTAAACAACCAAAAGAGGGTTAAGAAAATTGTTGAGCGGATCCTGGGGGCTTTATTCTTTGCATTGGAAATGAAAAAGGGAGGCACCCTGGTTATTGCAGGTAACAGGATCCACGCTCAAAGTATCCTGGCACACATAGTAGGAGACACAAAACCCAACGCTCCTAAAAGAGAGGGCATCTATCACTCTAAAGTTTTTGCAATTGATCCTAAAACAGGTCTGGCAGCCTGGCACCAGCGTTACACAGTCGGGCAGATTGAAAGCAAGATCAAAAAGGTAGGAAATGCCATTGGCCGGAAAGAGCTTTTCCATGAGAATCATGTTGAGGGTACAATTTTCACAGATAAAAAAATCCACTGGAGAAAACTACTACCACTGTCAAAGTATGAGGTAATCATTGGATACTTTGATCCATCATTTGAAGATAAACCAACCTCAGATTTTAAAGCTGTTCGGGTTTGGGGCCTTTACATAAAACCAAATGGAGAATATGAAAAGCATTGTATTAAGGCTTTTGTGAGGCGCACCTCTCCTGATGCTTGCTTTGAGTTTATGAGCCATTTTGAAGACAGAAACCCAGGAGCCTCAGTGATCTGGAAAATGGAAAAGCAGTTCTCTAACAAAATGCTGGATGAGGCAATTGCCAGGCACAACCAAAGGAGACAAGCTCAGAAGAAATCAAAGCTCTACATCTCAAAGGATGACAGGAAAAAGGATAACAAATACAGTCGTATTGTGAAAATGGAAATGGATTACAATGATGGGATTGTATTCTACAACATTGATGAGATGCACAACCCTGATATGGTTGAGGGGAACAATCAACTAAAAGGGATTGAGCCAGGATATAAATCTCCTGATGATAGTCCTGATGCTGATGAGGGTGCCTGGTATTTTCTGGATCAGCATTTACCCAGTAGCAATTTTACACCAGCCATTGGCGCAAGGAAACGGAGGGGCTGGTAATGGAACTGCTATTTAAACAACTTTTAAACTGGCTCCTGGGAGGAGCTGGAGCAGGTGCATGTGTATTAGTTTATCGCCATTTCTTTCTGGATAAAAAACAAAGGCAAGATGCTCAGGAAAAACTGATTGACACCCTCCAGAAAATGACTTTTGATAACCTGGAGAAAATCACAAAGCTTCAAACTGATGTGGATTACTGGAGGAGAGAACATAATGAACTGGGGAAAAAGTATGAGCAAGCTTTACACGAAAATGAGGAGCTAAAAAAGCAGATGCACAACCTGAGCAGGCAATATACCGACCTGAAAAAGAAATATGATGAGTTAACCAAAAAAGCAAAATAATGGCATTTATAACTGATGATGATATTACGGTTCAGATCAGATCTGAGATCAAAACCGCTCTAATGGCTGGAGAGCCTGGATCCTGGGATTTAGCATTACTGTTTGCTCAAAAGGAAATGGAAAGCTACCTGGTTAATAGATCAGGCTCAAACGTTTCTCAAATATTTGCCGCTACTGGAGCTGAGCGAAATCCATTAATCATTATGTACCTGATTGATATAGCCCTCTATCATCTCCACAGCAAAACACCAGGGAGAGTGATGCCTGAGATCAGGATGGATAGATATGATGCAGCAATCACCTGGTTGAAAATGGTTGCAAAAGGAGATTTAAATCCTGTCTTACCAGCGCCTCCAGAAACAACAAAAAGTACCATTTTCAGAGGGAGCAGCAATCAACAGTACAGCAAGAACTGGTAACCCGTTTAAATACCGTTTAAATCGCTCCACAATCAACAATCATGAAAAAGACAAGCATTGCACCACAAATTAATAAAAGCGCTTCAAAGGGCTTAAATAAAGTCAAACACACACAAACCATTTTAATAGGAGATACACCTGTTAAACTAAGCGATATACAAAAGGATCCAGGCAGGGTAATGGTTCAAATAATGAAGCAAGCAACCAGCCAGTATGCAAAGGAGATTGACAACTGGATTGCAGCGAAACAGGCGGCTTACAACGTTGAAAAGCCCAGGAGAAAAAAACTAATCGAGCTGTACACTTCCATCCTGGAAGATCTTTTTGTTTACCGTCAAATGGAGCAAAGATGCCTAAGGATTACCAACAAGGCATTTAAGGTGGTTGATTTTAAAACCAGGGAAGTTAACCAGGAGAAAACAGATCTGCTGAAACGGAGCTGGTTTAAGAAGCTTATTAAATGGGCAATTGAGAGCCGCTTTTATGGATACTCCTTAATTTATGTAAAGGATATTAACCAGGATGGAAGTATCAAAGAGGTTGATTTAGTTTACAGGGAGCATGTGGTGCCTGAGCAATCATTAATCCTCAAAGATCCAAATGCAGACAAAGGAGCAAATTACACTCAGCCTCCTTATGATAAATGGACTATTGGCGTAGGAGACACTCAGGATTTTGGAGTACTTAACAAGGTCGCTCCTATGTATATCCTTAAAAAACACAGCTGGGCTGCCTGGGATCAATTTGAGGAAATTTTTGGGCTGCCAATCAGATGGGCTAAAACAGATAAATCTGATCCCAAGACACTTTCAGAAATTGAGAGCTGGCTGGATAGCATGGGAAAGGCAGCCTATGGTATATTTCCCAGAGATATGGATTTTGAGATCAGTGAGAGTACCAGATCTGATGCCTATCAGGTATTTGATAAGAAAAGGCAGGCATGTAATGAGGAGATTGCCATTGGTATAAACGGCCAGACAATGACCACCTTAAACGGATCCTCCAGAAGCCAGGGAGAGGTACATGAGCGCACCCAGGATGAAATTACCATTGATGATCTTGATTTCATTGCCAGCTGGATTAATGACAGCTTAATGAGCTGGCTGAAAAACTTTGGCTATGATTTCAACGATAATGATGTATTTGAGTGGGATCTGCCAGAGGATCTAATGGCAAAGCTTAAGATATTCCAGGGAGTTAAAAACATGGGCTTTGAACTGGATCAGGAGCAGGTTGAGAAAACCTTTGGGGTAAAAATATCAGGCCGAACAACAACAGAAACTCATACTGAGGAGGATCCTGAGCCAAAAAAGTAAAGCGCCAATTGCATCAAAAGCCGCTGCAGTTGGCACTCCATGAGGCTTTATTGTCCCTGTATACGCACGTTTGCTGCCCAAATGATCATGTAACACTTTCTTATGATACCCAGGATGATCCTGAATTTGATGCCTGGCTAAAGAAATTCTACCAGGATCCTGAGAATACAGCCCTTTATGATGAGGCTATGATCAGGAAAGTGGCTGAGGAGCTTTATGCTGGAGTTGAAAAAGGCTTTGGTAAATCCCTGGCTGATATTGATTACAATACTCCTGATGCAGAAATGCTCAGAGCGCTCAGGGAAAATGTTTACATATTCTCAGCTTACAAAAATCACCAGCAACTCCTGGAGGTTAGCTCTAAGCTAGTTGATGAGGCCGGAAAGCTCAGAGAGTTTGCAGCCTTTAAACGTGAAGCAACCAAAGTTAACCAGGTATTCAATCAGCGCTATTTAAGGGTTGAGTATAATTCTGCAGTAGCTCAGGGCCAGATGGCCAGCCGTTGGATGGAAGTGGAGGCAACAAAGGATGAGCTACCTTATTTAACCGTTCTCACCGTAGGAGATGCCAATGTAAGGCCAGCTCATCAAGCAATAAACGGTTTAACCCTTCCTGCTGATCATTCTTACTGGAAAACTCACTGGCCCCCATTTGATTGGGAGTGCAGATGTGATGTGATCCAAAGCAAAAACAAAAAGGTAACACCTGACGAAAAGATAGTTTATCTGCAGGTGCCTGATACGTTTAAGGGCAATGTTGGCATAGATAAGAAAGTATTTAAGGATCATCCATATTTCAAAGAAGTGGATAACGACACCAAAAACGAGCTGGAGATCCTGGCTAAAAAACTGAATAAAGATGAGTAATCAAACCAGTACAACCACCTTTAGGCTGGAGGACTTCTTTAGCCCTCAAATGCTTAAGATCCTACAAATGGAGGATAAGTTCCAGGCCAAAATTGGAGGCATGGATAAAGGTTTAAACAAGGCTTTAAACGGAGCTGAGAGCCGTTTTAAAAACTTTGCTGGAAAGCATGGAGCCATCATTGAGGAAATAGGCGGCCAGGTGCCAATAATTGGAGATTCCTTATCAATGCTGGCTAACCCCTATGCAGCTGCAGGAGCTGCAGCTGTAGCCGCTGGAGCTGCTTACATTAAAGCCGGACAAATGGCATCGGACTGGGAGGCAGCAATGGCAAAGGTCAATGTAACAGCACAACTCACTCCAGTTGAATTAAAAAAGGTTTCAGATGAAATCCTAAACATAGGTAAGAGGAGCCAGGTTGATCTCATGACCGTTCCTGACGCCTTTAATCGTATCATCTCAGCTGGCTTAGATGTAAATACATCAATGGCGGCACTAGAACCAACTTTAAGAGCATCAAAAGCAGGTTTTACGGATATTGAAACTACGGCTGCAGCTGCTGTATCAACTATGAACTCTGCAGGTATTTCAGATGCTACCAGGGTTTATGATGTGCTTTTTGCAACCGTAAATAAAGGAAATGCAGAGTTTAAGGATATAGCTCAATACTTGCCTAAGATCATTCCAGGAGCCAGGAACGTGGGATTAAACCTGGAACAAACAGCAGGAGCTTTTGCCTTTTTAACAGCTGCAGGGCAATCAACTGAAAGATCTGCAACACTTTTGGAAAATACCTTTAAAACCCTGGGAGATCCAGATAAGGTTAAAAAGTTCAAAGCTATTGGAATAAGCCTTTATGACACTAAAGGTCAACTAATGCCACTGGTATCCATA